ATTTTAAAGAATGCAAAGGCGCACGCTAAAGCAAAAGCCGAACGTAATTATTTAGAAGAGTACCGTAAGTCATTAAAAGCAATACTAATGAAGCAATGTTTAGAGACAGCTATAGGCGCACAAGAGCGCGAAGCATATGCGCATCCTGAATACAGTGCGCTACTTGATGGCATCAAGGTTGCAATGGAAGAGGAAGAGAAGCTTCGTTGGGATTTAATTGCGGCGCAAGCAGCGATTGATATTTGGAGGACAGAACAATCTAATTTAAGAGCTGAAGGGAAGGTAACAATATGATTCAAGAGCCAATGAATGATGTATCGTTGAGAGAATACTACACATCATACACACTTAAAAATAAATTAAGTATTGAGTTTGATAAATTTAAAAATCTAGTAAGGCTTGTTGAAAATCATCACGGCATTGATGATGACAATGAAGCTTTAGACGCACTAGAAAACATTGAACACGAAATCATTGCACGATCATGTCGCAGTGGTGTGTGTGAGGATTAATCATGGCAGAATTCGTAGCAATATTGTTAATGTGGCATTTTAACGCAAGCCTTGTTTGGTGGATTGCATTTATTTTAGTATTTATTTTACAAGTCGCGCATGAGATGAATAAAATTTATAACAAAAAACATGACAAAAGATGAAAAGAAACACTTGGATCTTCTTAGTCAGCTTGGTTGCGTTGTATGTGCAAAGCTTGGCTACGGAGAATCTCCTGCGGAAATACATCACCCAAGAACCAAAGCGCGCGGCATCGGGCTCAAAGCATCCCACTACGATGCAGTTCCTTTATGTCCCGAGCACCATAGAGGACAGAGTGGGGTGCATGGTATGGGAACCAAAGGGTTTGCTAAGCACTACGGGTTTGACGAATCCGATTTACTCGAAACCACCAAAATACTTTTGGAGCAACTAAAAAAAAGTAAAATAGGGGGTTGACATACGTTTAACTTCGTGTTATACTTGTATTTAGATCAATGTCGATCTATAAAAGCGAAAGGAAAGCGAATCATGGCAAGAGTATTAGTAAATCATCATCGCAATGTAGCGATTGAAGTAAGCCGTAAAGATAAATGGACAACGCTTATCATGGGATGGCTTCCACATAAACGCGTCAAGATGCTTAACAGCGATGTTGACCAAGAGTGGGAAGAGTTCCTTGGTTACGATGTCAAGAAGGTAGCGAAGCAATTCATGAAACCCGTCAATGGTTGGGTGGAAGATTCAGCTATGGACGATCTTAAATCAATTGTGAAGGGAGCGTAGCTATGACTCGATTAGAAATGATTGCAGAAATTTGCAAGCGAATGGCAGACGATTTAAAAGAAGACAACGACCGCGCAGAAGAGAGAGAACAACAGCGTGAGGCACAAAAGAAAATGAATGACGATGAGATTTATTGAACTGTTTGCAGGTATTGGTGGCTTTCGCTTAGGGTTGGAACGCGCAGGCCACCAATGCGTTTGGTCAAACGAAATTGTCGATAAAGCTCGACGTATCTATGAATACAATTTTAAGGACACTCCCGATGGACGAGACATTAGAGATATTCAACCCAACGAGATCCCCGATGCAGAGCTCCTTGTTGGAGGATTCCCATGCGCAACTTTCTCCGTCGCAGGTCGACGCACAGGTTTCTCTACAGAGGATACAAGAGGAACTCTCTTCTTTGAAATCTGCCGAATTGCTCAAGCAAAAAGAATACCGTATCTTTTCCTTGAGAACGTCAAAGGATTGCTTAATCACGAAAATGGAAGAACTTTTGGAGTCATCCTCGCTACGTTGGATGAACTTGGGTATGACGTTCAATGGGAATGTGTTAACAGCAAAAATTTCGGAGTCCCGCAGAATAGGGAACGAGTTTTTATTGTCGCAAATCTTAGAGACAGAACCCGACCAAAAGTATTTCCTATCGGAGAGTGCTTTGCAGAGAATGATGTCTCGCGCGAAGAAACACAAGGAGAAGGGGAACGGGTTTCAACAAACTATTTACCAACGCTCGACGCACACTACTATAAAGGTGGCGGAACTCGAGCAGTCATCGACGAATCAGATGGATCTATTCGCACCACACAATGGAGACGTACCCACTTCCGAGATATAAAAGGTGACTACACACCAACGCTCACAGCTAACATGGGTACAGGTGGGAACAATGTACCTTACGTTGAAGTGAAAGCTGTACTCACTCCCGACCGTAAAGAGAAAAGACAAAATGGTAGACGCATCAAAGAACATAACGAACCCTCGTTTACAATCACAGCACAAGATAGGCATGGCGTGTTAGTAGGCTCGTCACTACGAAAGCTTACACCGCTCGAGTGTGAGCGCTTACAATCGCTTCCCGACAATTGGACGAAGTGGTATAGCGACGGATCGCTCGTATCTGATAATCAGCGTTATGAGCGCTGTGGCAGAGCTGTAACAATTAATGTCATTCACGAAATAGCAAAGAGGTTACCACTATGAAGTCATGGAGTTTTGAATCAAAAGAAGTTGCAAATAAATTTGATGAGCATGTACGCGAACAGCTTCCGTGGTACGACATGATTACAGACGCGGTTGTTTACATCACGCGAAATTATTTAACTGAAGGTAATCGAGTTGTTGACATCGGCGCATCGACAGGAAACCTATCAAGAAAACTTTTGCCACTAGCGGATGAGCGAAAAGGAAAAGTGTTAGCGATAGAAAAAAGTTTGCAAATGATTTGCAAGATGGATGATATGGAAGATGTAGGCGTAATACATGGTGACATCACGGAGATAGATATACCTGAAGCGCAAGTGTACATCCTATTCCTAACGATGATGTTTATACCTGTAGACAAGCGACAAAAATTACTCGATGCAATTCAAGACAAAGTTAAGGTGGGTGGATGTGTGATCATTGTTGATAAGATATGTGACCACAGCGGATACTTCAGTACAGTTATGAAACGATTGACATGGCATTGGAAGATACAGCAAGGCGCGGAAGCCGAAGACATCATCAATAAAGAGATGTCGCTTGCGGGTGTACAGATTCCTATGGATAATTATTTTCTTGATGATGCAAAAGAATTTTTTAGGATGGGTGAGTTTGCGGGGTGGGTAATTGAGTACTGAAAATATACGAAAAGAATTTACTCAACATATTATAAATAATTGGAAACCTGAGCACCATGATTTTCGAATAAAAAAAGATGGAGAGTATTGGAGTTGGGCTATGCAGGACGCATGGGATATTTGGAAAGCTTGTCATAAATTTTACATGGAGATAAAATGATTTTACTTACAGATAGAGAAAGACAATTATTAAAAGAATCATCAAGCAACATAAGCGTGCATGCATTTCAGAGGTTAGTACCTCATCAAAGACGTGCATATTGGGAGACACTTGATCGAGCTATTCATTCAATTATGATGACGCATCCTGAAGCATTCAATGAAAAAGCTGTAAAGGATATGCATGAGAAAATGAAAAATAAACAAGCTTACGCGCGATACTAAATGAGATATTTGTTTCTATCAGTTTGCATCATTTTAATTAGTGGGTGCGCTGAAATAGCGACAAGCGTTGCAGTGCAGTCAGGCGTGCAAGTAGTGGGCGAAAAATACTTGATAGCACAAAAGAAGCCTATAATTAAATGTAATGTTTACAATCTTATCAGAGGAAATAAAATGTGTAGGGTAAGCATGGTTTATAATGTAAGTCACAAACGGAGAAAAGATAATGGCAACACAAGCAGTACATAAAAGCAAACGACACGCTAACCCTATGCAGACAAGGAACGGTCGTCCTAGGCTCAAGGCGTTCGATTTAAAGGCGTTATACGAGCTACTTGAGAAGACTGAGAAGGGCAAAAAGCGCCACAAGATAGCTAAAGAGATTGCTAGAAAAACTAGCATAGGTTAATGATTTTCTTGATGGCTTCGCCTGTTTAAGTGGATAAGCTTGTGTTTACAGGCAAATTGCTTGGATAACTAAGGATATATACCATGTGGACAACTCCATCAGCTACAGAAATGAGATTCGGCTTCGAAGTAACTATGTACGTTATGAACAAGTAAGTTATATCCGCAGGCTTATCGACAGCCTATGTGATTGTATTTAAGGGGAGCTTCGGCTCCCTTTTTTTATATATAAAATGCATGATTTTTTATTTAAATTTCATGCAAATTGTTTTCATTCTTTGTATATAAATCAATGATTTGAGTGAAAACAGGTGTAAAGTATAATTTACATGCAAAAAGTGCTTGACAAGGTATATTGTTTAATTTATAGTTACATCACTATCAATTGATAGATAACTTAAATAAACAAATGAAAGCGAGAAATATATGAAAACATTAGACTTACAAGTAACAAAAGTAGACACACTAGGCTTGCTCTTAGCTCAAATTGCAGAATTAGAAGCTAAAGCTACAGCAATCAAACAATCCCTCAAAGAAGATGGTCAAGGCACATACGAAGGCTCAATGTACAAAGCCAACGTCATTGTATCTAACCGCTCAACTGTCGATTTCAAACAAGTATTTGCAGAATGCTCTGTACCTGCCGAAGTTATTGCTCGCAATACTAAAGCACAAGAAATCGTAACTGTTAAATTAACTTCAAGATAAGGAGATGATCATGAAAACAGTACCATTTGCAGAATTACTTAAAGAAGCTGTAAACAAAGAAGGCGTGTTATCAACATGCTACAGCCGATTCCACCAATACAGCATTGGCAATCAATTATGGTTATGGGATCAAGTCAGCCAACGTGACGAACAGCTAGGCCCCGTTGCAACTTACAAAAAATGGTTAGAGCTTGGTCGCCAAGTTAAAAAAGGTTCTAAAGCTTACGCTATGCTTTTACCTGTAACAGTACCTAAAAAGGATAAGGCAGGCAAAAAGATTGAGGGTAAGTTCTCAAGATTCTTTATGCCACGCGATCTGTGGTTCACAGTGCATCAAACAGAGGGTGAAGACTTCGTTGAAACACAAGTCACACCTGAATGGGATAAGCAAAAAGCCCTCGAGACATTACTTATCAAAGAGAATGCTTACGAGTCAGCCGACGGTAACGTGCAAGGTTATGCAAGCTTCCATAGCTTCGCGATCAATCCTGTAGCTGTATACCCACACAAAACAACCTTCCATGAGCTTGCTCACATCGTGCTAGGTCATACTACTGAGCACACTATGTCTGATTCTGAAGTAACTCCACGCGATATTCGCGAGGTAGAGGCTGAGTCAGTAGCTTACATCCTATGCTCGATCCTTGGCTTGGACGGTTTAAAAGAGTCACGCGGTTACATTCAACATTGGTTGAAAGATAATCAGATCGACGATAGATCAGCGCAAAAGATATTCACTTGTGCTAATACGATACTTAACGCAGGAAAGGTGGTTTAAAGACCATTTTTAAGCGTTTTAAGGCACTTTTAGGGTATAGGGGGATGGTTACCCTACCCTGAGGCAAATAGAGGCTTAAAATGCCTCTTTTTTGTGCATGCAAGATCTGTGCCAAGGCATGTAAAAATAATTAAAAAAAGTTGATTTAGGGTATTGACAGCTCTATTGTTTAATATATAATTACACCTACGAACACATTGGTTCGGTTTATTTAAAAGCGAAAAGGAAATTAATTATGTCAACACCATTCAAAACAGCTCTTCAATACAATCTTTGCTTTAATGCAGATTATGGTACAGAAAACTTTGATAAAGCATTTGTCAATCTTCGCGTACTTACGCCAACAGGCAAAACCTTTTTATCATCCGATGGTACTCAAAAACCTGAATACCGTGAGTTTTCAGTTCAGTTGACAGGCTATCTATCAGCCGACGAAGCTAAGATTGAGCTCAAAAGATTTCAATCTCTACAATCTGATTTAATACCTAGCTATGGTTGCAACGATGCAATCGTTTGGAGATAACCATGCAACTATACTACGCACTCACTCACAATGACATATTTGATCTCGGCATGCATCCTTCAGTGGAGCGTGCCGACTATCACGCTGTTGATCAGTTTAACATGCACCAATCCCCGAGCGGTTACATTGTAGTCAATCACAAAGAGCTTGAATATCTTAAAAATACACTTGAAAAACGTGGCGTTGGAATTTACTAAGGAGAAAACCATGGAAGACAAAGACTTATCAGTGTTAAAGCGTTATATTGAAAACCGTCAAAAGTACGGTTACTCAGACGAAGAGTTGTTTGAGATGCGCGCATCATTCGGTGAAGATGAAGAGGTTGTTGACATCTTTACAGGTCAGACGATTGACTTAGGCAGACGATCATGAGTTTCATGGTCGTTGACGCTGTGACCGATGAGATTGTTGAGAGCAACTTCGAGTACAAACATCACGCAGAGTTATTCATCGAGGTGCATGGTAAAGATTATCCAAACGCAGAACTTATTGTGGAGGTAGCATGAATCGCCCGATGTATGAATCAAAGGAAGACTTGACGCACGAATCTAAAATGAAAACCTTTTTAGAAGCAAAGTGGAATTGCACACTACAAAAGTTACCACTTAAATATCAGCTTGATTGGTTAGCGATGCGCGGTAAAGATCCTTATGCATTTATAGAATTTAAACACCGAGAGAAGCTTTCACTTAATGCATATCCACGCTACATGATCTCTCTCGACAAGTGGATGAAAGCAAAACAACTATGCAAAGAATTAGAGATCCCATTCATTATGGTGATTACATTCACCGAGGGAACTTACTATGGTGTTTTTGTAAATAATTTGGTTGATGTGACGTACGGTTTTGGTGGTCGTTATGATCGAGGTGATGCACAAGATGTTGAGCCAATGGTGTACTTGCCATTGAGTATATTTAAAAAAATTATTTTTGGGAGCGAATAATGATTGGTACAAAAGAGAATATTAAGATTGGTGACATCGTTCGAGCTTATGACTTTGCGCCGAGAGAAGGATGCCCTGATTGTTTTATTGTTGGAAAGGTGACTGACCTCGATGGTCAATTCTTTGTAGCTAAAACTTTAACGCGTGTTTGGAACGGCAAGGTTGATAATCAAGGTAATGAAAGAAGTCAAGTGCAACATACTTTCCGTGCATTATGCCAAGGTGAAATGGGCTTTGACATAGGCTACGAGCGTGTTACAATACTGTCATGAGTCAGCATAGATATGTTGGTTTAATCGATGGCGAAAAAATGCGTGGCTTTCATTCACGCGTAGAATTAGAACATTGGTTAAGAGATAAGCCCGAAGCAACCTTCATTAAGTATTCAGTAAAGCGCGAAAAGAAACCAAAAATAGATTTGAGTGAATACGAACTAGCGCCTTTCTAAGATTGTTTATTGTTATTTGTTTATTGTTATTGGTTGGTATTACGTCCGTATCAATCATCGTAATACGTCCGTATAGTTTCCGTAATACGCCCGTATAAAATTTCCCCGAAAAGAAAATACAAACTAAAAACAATTTGATCCTACTTATTGTTTGACTTATCCCTATTGTCCGTTTACATTCTATTGCATTATGTCAGAGACAGCTATCACAAAGAAGAGAGTCGTATCATCTTACGAAGGTAAGGATGAAGAGACTCGTGCGTCAGGTAAACAATCTAACAAGGACTCAACTGTAGGTAACAAGGGTGGAAGACCTACGCTCTATAGTCTTGAGATTGCTTTGGAGATATGCGATAGGATTGCTGACGGTGAGAGTTTAGTAAAGATTTGTAGTGATCCGAAGATGCCGAAGAAGACTGCGGTGTACGAGTGGTTGCTACGCCACAAAGAGTTCGCGGAGATATACGCGCGCGCAAGGGAAGACCAAGCCGACACATTGGCCGACGAGATTCACGCAATCAGTGATGAGCTACCACAACAGAT